CAAGCGCTGATCTTGTTTTGGCTTGTGGAGATGCCGCGCATACGTGGACAAAAACAAACAGTCGTATCGGGCGCGCACCGACTTGATCTTGCGTGCTTATTGTTTGATGATCTGGCACCAATCCTTGAGGAATACTACGGAGCAAAGATTGTTAAGTCTTACGGCCGTTATCAGGCCACAATGCCAGACGGCAGCAAATGGTGGGTCAAAGCATTAAAGCCAAACCAAGGTCACGGTATGAGCATTGACTTGGTAATTGTGGATGAGCTGTTTGACGTTAACCCCGATTCGGTAGAAGGCGGTCTCCTGCCGGCGCAACGCGCACGCAAAAACCCTCTTGCTTGTTTCTTCTCAACTGCCGGCACGGAGGAATCAGTCCTTTTTCAAAGATGGCGAGAAGCTGGCATTCGAGCAATTGACAAAGGCGAACCGTCCACGATGTATATGGCTGAATGGTCGCCCGACCCGAGCCTTGACCCGTTGCATCCATCGTCATGGGCGTGGGGTAATCCTGCGCTCGGTTACACGCTTGACATGGAAACTATTAGGCAAGAATCCACTAACCCTGATCGCGCATCGTTCCTGCGCGCCAGTCTCAACTTGTGGGTGAGTGTTGTGCGCGGCTGGATTGAGCCAGGTCGCTGGCCGTCCTTGGAATACCACGGCGAAGTGCCAAGCGGCGGTGTCGTGGCGATCGAGTCTTCGCTGGACGATTCCCGATATAGCGCGACCAGATGCGTCAGCCTGTCGGACGGTCGGGTGCTTGTGACCGTGGCGTTTATTGCCGAGTCAATAACAGAGCTGTGGGAAAACGTCCAACAAATCGCGTTAGACCCATCCATTAGGTTTGCGCTAAGTCCTACGGTGGACGCAACATGCCCACCAAACATTGAGCGCCGCCGTGTCGTGGTCGGCTATGCCGAACTTGGACGGTTCACACCGTTAGCCAAAAACATGATTGCCGAAGCACGCTTGTTGCACACAGGCGAAAAACTGTTAGCCGAACATGTCCAGCGTGCCGTTGCTGTACGCACCGACAACACGATCGTGCTCTCGAGCAAGCGATCACCCGGGCCGATTGAATTAGCGCGAACAATGGTCTGGGGAATAGGCATGTGTGCGCGACCAGTTAACAGCGGAAAACCCATGCTTGTTGCCGTAAATAACTAAGATACCCACGGCGACCGCGCAGCTTGCCTTTTGTCGGAATCGGATAAGTCATGCGCGGTTGCCACTCATGTGACAAAGTAGGACTATGGCAATCTTCAACAAAACCAAAAAAGCAGCAATAAGTCCTGCCCCATCCAAGGCGGCAGCTGCAGGCGGTTTTGCACCTGGTTATTCCTCGTCGAATGTTGGCGTAAACATGATCGGCCAGTACTACACGTATCGCGAAGGCGAAGCACGCAACCTTGCAATCAGCGTGCCAACAATCAATCGTGCGCGCGATCTCATGGCATCAGTAATTGGCTCAATGCCGTTGAAAATGTACAACGAAATGTGGAACGGCGATGACATGGAAAAGGTGTACATCGCACCACGTTCATGGATACGCCGACCAGACCCACAAGTAAGTTTTCAATTCCTTATGAGCTGGACACTTGACGACCTGATGATGTTTGGTCGCGCATTTTGGTACATCACTTCGCGCACCGCTGACGGATACCCAGCCACGTTCACTCGACTGCCAGCAGGCTCAATCACCACAACCGACATGGCTGGCCCTGTGTGGTTCGCACCATCATCGCAGGTGTATTTTCAAGGCGGTGAAATTGACCCAACAAACCTCGTCCAATTCCTGTCACCAGCACAAGGCTTGATCTATTCGGCACCAGGCGCAATAGAAACCGCGCTTAAACTTGAAGCAGCGCGTAACCGCAACGCATCATCAAGCATCCCTGCCGGCGTACTTAAACAAACTGGTGGCGAACCATTAAGCGCGCAAGAGCTAGCAGATTTGGCTAGCGCGTTTAACGCGGCTCGAGCAACAAACCAAACTGCCGCACTTAACGAGTATTTGACATACACGGAAACAAACAGCACACCAGACAAGATGTTGCTAATTGAAGCATCGCAATATCAGTCGCTAGAAATGTCACGTCTGGCAAATGTTCCGCCTTACCTTGTTGGTGTCGCTACAGGTGCGTATTCGTACCAAAGCAGTCAGCAAGCACGCGCCGATCTTTACTTGTTCGGCGTGAAACTGTATGCAGACGCAATTGCTGGTGCGCTGTCAATGGACAACGTGCTACCACGCGGAACATATGTCGAGTTTGATGCCGACGAATACCTAGAAGAAAACTTTATAGCCGACCGCGCAGACGATGAAGAAATAGTTGTAAGAGAAAACACCCAAGAGGAGTTAGCACGATGATCAAGTTAATTGCAGGAGATTTCACCGTAGATGCAGCCGCTGGAGATGGTCAGCCACGCCGCACGATCAGCGGAATAGCCGCGCCCTATAACGTGCCGGCAGTAGTCAGCGATGGCACAGCTGTGATCTTCAAGCCAGGTTCATTGCCAGTTGAAGGCAAAGCGCCGCGCCTGTTCATGTACCACGATGCCAGCCAGCCAGTCGGCGTTGTCACCGAGCGCGTGGACACCGATCAAGGCATGATGTTCAGCGCCAAAATCAGCGCCACCACGCTCGGCAACGATGCGCTCGTCATGGCACAGGACGGCACCATTGACCAAGTTTCTGTAGGCGTAAACCCAACCAAATTCAGTTATGACGAAGACGGTACCATGATTATCGAAGCGGCCGACTGGATGGAACTCTCGCTCGTACCGATCGGCGCGTTTGGCGACATGGCACCGATCACCAAGGTCGCTGCGAGTATCCACCAAACAGAAGAACCAATAGTGTTAAATGAAGAACAGACCCCAGTAGAGGAGAAACAAGAAATGTCAGAAGTAACCGCACCAGCAGTTGAGGCAACAATCCCTACTGCACCAATTTTTGCACAAGCCAAAAAAGAATTTGTATTGCCATCAGCAGGCGAATACATGGCCGCTTACCACATCGGTGGCGACACGTTTGCAAACATCAACAAGGCTGTTGCTGAATACACAGCATCGAAAAAGACCGCGTTGCAAGCAGCTGCAGGTGACGTGCTCACGACCGACACCGCTGGTCTTTTGCCAGTACCAGTACTTGGGCCATTGGTTCAGGACTTAAACTTCATCCGTCCAGTAGTCGAAGCATTAGGCGCACGAGCTTACCCAGATGGCGGAGCACAAAAGACGTTCGTACGTCCAACCATCACCACGCACACCAGCGTTGCAGCACAAGCAAACGAACTTGGTGCAGCATCAGCAACCACAATGGTGATCGCATCCAACACCGTGAGCAAGACCACACTTGCTGGTCAAGTAACGCTGTCGGTGCAAGACATCGACTTCACTTCGCCGGCAGCGATGCAACTCATCCTCAATGACCTCATGGGCGAATACATGATTGCCAGCGATAATTTCGCTGCAGACGCATTGCTCACCGCAGCAACCTCGTCAGGCGTATGGGACGGCACCTTAGCCGACTTGCTTAAGTCCGTTTACGACTCTGCAGTTGACATCAGCAACGGTCGCAACTTCACACCGACCCACATGTTTGTCAGCCCAGACGTATGGGGACAACTTGGACAACTTGCCGACTCGACTGGCCGTCCAGTATTCCCATTCATCGGCGCAGGCCTCACCGGTCAAAACGCGCTCGGCAACGCAACCGCTGGTTCATGGAACGGCAACCCACTCGGATTGCAGCTCGTAGTTGACAGCAACTTCGCAGCCAAGACCATGATTATCACCCGCGTTGGCGCAGGTTCAGGTGACGCATTCGAGTTCTACGAATCAATCCGTGGCTTGATGAGCGTTGAAGTACCAGCAACCTTGGGTCGCACAATGTCGTTCCACGGATACGTCAGCACCTTTGCTGCAATCGGTGGAATGATCCGCAAGATCACCCAGGTCTAGTAGAAAGGCGGCTTAACCGCCATGGCTACTTACACAGTTACTAACAAGTACCTGATTGACGATTACGCCGTACTGCAACTCCTGACCCCCAGCGAGATTGCAGTCGGCCAGTCAATTACGGTCGCTGGCGTTGACGCAACATTTAACGGCACCTATACGGTGCGCGCGTTGCCTCAATACCTGTACATCGGCACAGACACACAAGGAGACCTGCTGTATGACTACCAGGTGCCAATTGCTGATCAGGTGCTATATGCAAAAACAGCAGACGATGTTGAGCGCACCGCCGCATCAGGCACGGTCACATACGCGCCTGTTTGCACGTGGGTTACAGCTGCGCAAGTTATGTCGTATCTGGGCATAACGATCACCGACCCGTCAGACGATTACACGCTGTTAACGCAATCTGTGTCGGCAGGCAACCAGTTTTGTTATCGCAGACGGCAAGAAGCAGGCTATATCGACTCTCTAACGACCTCACCAGGCGGTGACGCAACATTGGGCACTTTAATGTATTGCGCCGCTCTATGGCGCTCTAGAGGGTCAATAGAGGCAACCTACGCCACGTTTGACGGCATGGGTTCAGCACCACAGCAAAGCCTGACCCCAATCGTTAAGCAGCTCTTAGGTATTCCACGTCCAGCGGTTGCCTAATGGCTTACACCGATCTGTTTAACGAAGCCATTGACGATGTGACCGCAACGCTGACCGCGGTATCTGGTCTGCGTGTTGTAAACGACCCAACGAAACTTGTGCCAAATTGTGTGTACCTTGACGCGCCAAACTTCACCACGTTTGCTGGCAACGGCAACATTGTGCGCCTCGAGTTTCCCGTCAAAGTGATCGGCTCTGGGCCTGCAGGTCTGCCGGTGCTCCGATCTATTTTGAGCATTGTTGCAAGCGTGCTTGGCTCGTCAATCATTGTCATGGCTGGCCGTCCGTCAAGCCTTGAGATCGGTGGCGCGTTGTATCCGTGCTACGACCTTGATTGCGCGATACAGGCGCAAGCGTCATAATCCACGACAATGCAACAGTAATCATCTACTATCAGAACAGAACTAAGGAGCAACACACATGGCGACATCCACATATCTCTCAAATCCGAAAGTCCAGATCGGCGCGGCAATTGGGTCGCTAACCGACATTACCGATCAGGTCGTTTCCGCCACGCTGCTTGTCACCGCGGAAGCGCTCGAGGACACGGCCTTTGGCTCAACATCGCGCACCATGACCGCAGGCCTTTACAGCAACTCACTCACGTTGACAGTTTTTGCATCATACGCATCCAGCGAGTCCTACGCAGTTTTGTCAGCATTGCTAGGCACTAAGTGCGTAGTAAAAGTAAATCCAAATGACGCAGCTGATGGAAGCACGAATCCGGGCTTTATTTTGAGTAATACCTATCTTTCAAGCATACCTGTCATCAATGCCACCCTGGGAGAGCTAAGTCAATGGGACATCGAGCTACAGGGCGGGGTGTACAGCGTAG